GAATGTCAGCGCCCTGGGAGGCTAGTTCAGCCCCCCGTTTCAGCGCCGCCTGTAGGTTCGTGTTGATCACCGGATCATAGGCGGTACCGGTCAGGTAATCCTTAGAGTCTAAATAATTGGAGAGGAAGTTGCCCGCCTGATCTCGCTTGGCTTCCTTTGCCATATTCAGCCGCTCCCGCTGCATATTGCGCATGTAAAGGCTATTCGAAAGATGCTGAAGTCCTGCGGCAGGATCGCTTCCTCCGAATCCGGGTAATATGAATTCACTTGCGTTGAGTGGCATCGTTATATATTAAGTGCCCCATGGTTTATTAATCGTGTTCTGCGCCCCATAAGGGTTGATCCAACCTTGCGAAGGATCGTTGTATCCAGGCGTGCCGCTCTGTGGCTGCATGCCCATGAAGCTGTTGTCCCTGGCGGCGCCCCGTGGGTTCATCATCCCATACTGCGCACCCAGACTTGCCCCGCCAAACCCCAGGTTCGCGATGCTGTTCCAGGCCCCCTGCGTGTTCTGTTCGCCCGCACCCGTGAGCCCTGCCAGATCCTGGAAGCGCCGCACCTTATCCTGGTAGACCTTATCGCCTTCCTGGATGACGCCCTGCTGCGCACCGGTGTAGTTCTGTAGCCTATTATAGTAGTCTTGCTGTTCCTGTACGCCGAGGTTCTGAAACGCCTGGTTCGTTTGTCCTTGTGCAGCTGCACCCAGCGCCAGGGCTTGCGAAGAGTCGGTCGCATTGCGGTTCACATTCGCCAACTGATTGGCCTGGTTGCCATAGATATTGCGTTCCATGGCGGAAGCGCCGGGCATGCGCGCGTTGAGCAGGGTCTGTGCCATTCCCAATCTTTTGCCTGCCTCCGGATTAGCCGTGTAGGTAGGGTCTTGCGCCATGAGCTTTTTCAGCCGGCCGCCGCTGCCGAACATGTTGATGATGCCGCCGATTGCGCCAAGGCCTCCAACGCCTGCGCTGAGTAACGAAAGTGGGTTCACTGTAAAGAAATTTGTATATTTGTAGCGGTGTTTTTTTCCAGAACTTTCATTTTCTGTGTGGCTGCATATCTATGCGGCCTTTTTTATACCGGCTGTCCCAGGCTGATGGTATAAGAGATATTCGTGAACTTCACCTGTACGATTCCCTGCGTCGCATCCCACTGCGCCATCATATAGATGGCCGTTGCCCGCAACTCTTCCCCTGCGGTGAGCGCATTAGCATATTGATTATTGAAAGCAGGGTCCAACTTATTCCGCAGGATGGCTGCATAATAGATCCCCTCCTTATTACTGAAATCAGAAGAGAGCAGATCCGTCGCCTGGATGTACGGGTACCGCGTCATGAAGTAGACCAACGAAGGCGCTTTATTTCCTTCCACGCTATAATTATTGGGCACACGCGGCTTATTCAATTGTTGATTGCACAAATCCATGATGGCCGGCATATACTGCACGCCATAATATTGACAATAATTCGCGGCCTGGTTGTGTATATACAAATCACCTTCCTTGAATGAGAATAAATTGTCCTCCAGGTAGAACATATAGTCCGGGGTAAAGCTGTAGGACCCTTGCCAGCGGTTGGGCTCCGCATACAACTTAAATACCAGCGTCTTGGCCTGCCCATCCCAGATATCGAAGGGATACGGCATATCTGGATAGTCCGGCAGGAAGCCCATTGGCGGTGTGGCCAATGTGCGCGGTACAGTGAACAACAGCTCTCCATGATGCGGATCTACTGATCCAAATACGAAAGGTCTGCTGCCCAACGCTTCGATCTGCGCGGCGGTCATCGATTTATATTGATCGGAGAATAATTTCCAGAAACGGCTGAGCTTATAATTGCTGATGGGAAACAAACCATTTTCCGCATACTGGATGACCTTCCCGTTCTGTACATCGAACCAATAAATATTTCCTCGAAATTCAACCACGCTCTCCGGATTGAGGGTTCCGAATCCTCCTTTCAATTCATGGATGCTCCCGACAACGGTATTGGCCTGCGCTATCACAGTATCACCTGTCTGGCTGATCAGCGTATTTTCGCCCAGATACATAGAGGCAGTTGTCGGTCCACTGCATATGGCCAGCATTACCGAACCGATCTTCTGCACCTTGCTGCTGATCTGGAGCTTTTGTATCGGACCGAAATCCGGACTGATACTTCCGGAATCCAGTGCATCGAAGGTTGACAGCCCATTGTTCTGTGAGCCAGGAATAAAAGTATTGCTAAAACAATAATCATCAGGTTTGCTTACCTGTCCGATGTAATCGATAAAGTTGGGGCGTCCTGCATTGGTGAACCAATCCTTATAGAATTTATCGTTGGGGTTCATTGCTTCGGTGAAATACACGACAGATGAGTTGCTCCTTCTGAATATGGGTACGTCTCCTGAAATGATGCCGGTCAGGGTACTGTAAGTGCGCAATGAAGTTCCTGGATTACTGACGGGATAGATCTGCGCTATCTCAAAATAGGGCTCATTCGCCTGCTTTTTGTATGGCGTGTAAATTTCGAATAGGCCGGTAGTCGCTGAAAGGCTTCCTACATCCAGCAGCTGGCATACAATCCACTGGGCGGATTGTCCAATGATCGACATATTAAATAACGCCCCATTTACATACAGCTCAACGACATCACCTTCAGCGAATACATATCCCTGCGCATGTGTATCCAGGAAGGACAGATCTATCGCTACACCTGCCAAATCACTTGTATAGGTCGTAGTAGTAAAGGTGTATACATTGTTTACATCTCTCCCGGCATAGATGATCACGCCCAACGATTGCAGGAAGAAACGGGTGCGCAAACATTTGGTGATGTTGATCGTATAGTAGTATGCCCAATCTGGAATCTCCGTTAAAGCGCTCGCATTGCTGAGCATCCAATTCACCGCGTTGATATAGGTTGAAGTGCTCAACCCTGTATCTGGCGTCATAAACAGTAGACCGCTTTTCGTTAAGATGCCGCTCTCTCTTCCATAGTTATCTTTGAAATTAATTGAAAGCTGGTAGGAAGCATTTGACTTAAATACCTGTCCAACGACGAATGAGGGTGGTATTGTTCCTGTGACAATAATACTGGTCGCTCCTTGATCGGTATAGCCAGTTGGCGCTATGCCCAAAGCTGAGCCCCTGAAGCTATTGACCATATCCGAGAAAGTAGCCCCTCTGAATAATAGATCTGCCAGGATTACGCTTGGGGGAAATGGAGGCGTAACCGCATTCCAGGTGTACCAATAAGTCCCTGTGGGCGCATGGCCTCCAATATTGGTCGTGGTGTAAAGTAGGTACGCGCTTCCGGTGGGGCCTGGTACTAAATGATAAGTCAATAAAAACCACGAGCCGGTGATACTTCCGCCCGATCCATCGAAGTCAATGGAAGTAGTGGTAATCGATAGTGAGGTGGCGATGGGGCTTGTATAACCTGTCACGTAGTTAGCAAAGAAAGCCCTGCTCTTTGCCATCTCCAGTGTCATGGCACGCAGCGGTACCAGATCGAACAGCTTGGTGGTATAGCCTGCATCGAGGGCAATGCCCACCTGATCGTTGAAGAAATCCATCTGCAATGGCAGGCCACCAGCATTGTGCGCAGCAATTTGTGCCGCTTGTGCCGGGTCAGCTTTCCGCCACGATTTGATGATGAAGTTTACACCACTTATTAGATAGTTGGCCACGAGGTCAATCTGGATCACATCCTGTTCAATTTTTTCATCCAAGGGTAGAAAGATTTGAATAAGATTGAAGTCATTGCCATCCGGATTGACATTCACCAGTATTGACTGAGCGGAAAGTGTACTCAGCTCATAATCCCTATAGACATACCGATATGAGAATGTAAACGCTTCATTGGCGATCTGGTTGGCGCCAACAGGGGGGAACATCTGCCTGGTTTTTATCCCCACCGGCGGCAATCCTGGCTGTCGCCTTATCCAGGAGATCGTAGTTTGTGAAAGGGGGAGGGTGTATGGCGCGACAGTGGTCACATAGCTGGGCTGCTGTGCTTTGATGCCCGCATCGATGTTGATGCGACGAGGTTGGTTCAGGTTGTCAGTCCAATAGACGCACCCGTTTTCCACGCGAGCAGAATGGATGAGATGATTCTTATCAAAATTCAATCCTCCTGTGAGGTTGGCATTATCGAGTACACCATATATTGTATTGGCTACATAGTCGTAACACCAAATGAAATGGTCGCCGCCACTATTCCAGGTGAAGTAAATGACGCGCCGCCGTGCCCAGTCGTACGCAATACCTATATCATAGTTAGTTGCGCTGGGCAGCAGACTGTTAGGTATCAGCGCCGTACCTCCATTGGACTCCAGCTGCTTAGCAAATCCCTTATCACTGGTAACGCCAAAGCGGAAGTCCTTGCAGTTGAGGTATTCCGTGAACTGCACAAATGCATCGGCGTCATCACCGTTGAGATATGCTTCCCAATATTTCTTCTCGTGTTGCAATTATTGTATATTTGTGGCAGCTCGAATAGCGTTTCATTTCAATCCTGTTCATTTCCTTAACCGGCCTGCTGTTTCCACAGTGGGCCGTTAAGTTTTTGGACTCCCGATGTACGACTTGAATATTGCTTGCCGAATATCTGGTAGGGTCAGCTCATCTTTGCGCGCCCTGAATCTTCTCAGCTCGATCTTATAATGTGTGAACGCCTGCTCCGCCTCTCCAGGCGAAAAACGTTTACTATGCGACTTGTATTTCCAATCCATATATGCTTCGATGCAGGCCTGCGCCAGCGGATCTATCCTTGTCACATTATCCATCGCTTGCCCATTGGAAATGTATTGCAGGATACAAACATTAGCTGCCAGCGCCTCATCGAATTGGATCTGTCCCCGCTCCCGGATTATTTTGAAGCTGTTGGATTGAAATTGGCTCGTTCCCCCGAACATCCTGCCCAGGTTTTCCCCCAGATCATCGATGTTGGAATACCACCAGTACCCTGGCCAAAAGAAAAACTCCTGGATCACTGGATTAGGGATACCATAAGTTGTCGGCTGCCCCTGCGCCGTGTACTTCGTCAGCGGGTTGATGGTATCCCGCTGCACCAATGGCCGGATAAATTGTCCCACTGGTATTCCCACTTCTACCCAGTCTATGTAATCGCACGGCAGGTTCGATGCCTTCATGCGCGCATCAATCGGCAGCTCTACCGTGTTGATGGCACGCAGACTATCGTAGGCCAGCTCACGGTAGCAATCGGCGCTGTACTTCAAAAACTGCACATAATAATGGACAGGTAGTGCCTTTTGCAAGAGCACGGAACGGACGATAGTATCAAGTGAAGTAAACGTCATGCCTGTATCTGTTGAGTGGTTGGCGCACCGGCTTCTTTCACCAGCGGCTCGACGAGTTTATCAGGAATCTTTTCAATGCTGTATAGTTTCAATACCTCCTGCTTGATCTGCCATTCCATCTCTGGCGGCAGCGGTAGCGGATCATAGTCACCATATTGCGAGAAGTCCAGGATCACCAGGCGCACCGTGAGGAATATATCCGTGTTCGGTATCGTCAGGTCCCTGGTGAATATGACATCCAGCCCGGCGCTCTCATATCCTACATACCCTGAAAGGTTAGAGACAATCCCCTGCGACCTGATCAACGAAGCTTCTCCAAGCTGTAGTGGGATGAACTCTGCGAAATAATCCGCTTGAGTAAAAATCTGATAGATCCCCAAGTTCCTGGGCAGTCGCAGGGGCAATACGGGCAAAGAGATCTTCGAGGTGTTGCTCCATTTCGTAACCAGAATATTCTCGTAAGTTCCTATCGCCGCTCCGTTGGGTATCATTTCTCCCAACGGGAGTGTCGTGTTGAAATACTCCAGCTTGAGGAGTTGGTTGCATACTTGACATAGACTGATCTTTATTTCATTGATATGATACTTGGTTGCATCTCCGATTCGTCCGCCGTTTAGCAGCAAACTGATTTCTTCGGATAGACGCCCCAAGGTCAAAGCCATAATTATATTTTGTCAGGTGAGTTAAGGTTCTGCTGGCTCTTCTGTTCTGCGTAGGCCAAAATATCTTGTTCAGAAATATTGATACCCAAATATGAAAGTGCTTTGATCAATATGCTATCAACATCCTTTTCTGCCCAAGCCAGCTGCTCAGACAGCGCCGGATTATATACCGGCACACGTCCGCTGACAACCACATATGAGTAGAACGGCGCCGGGGGTCGGGTCAGGTAGAACACGGTGCCGGCCATCGGCACTTTTGGATATAACTGTATATCCCAGTTCTCTGCGATCATCGCATACGGGTCCCAGAGTGAAGGCGGATATATTTGGCTATTATCGCGCGCGACTTTTTCATCCTCGTTGAGGATCGGCACCGGCCTGTTGCGCGGAAGTCCAGTCCTGGCATCCTGGACGACCGTGTGTACACTGAGGAGATTTTGATATTCATCCGGCAGAAGTATAAGGCCAGTGGGTGAGCTCGCATTCGTAAACTGAAACTCGCGCTTGAATGGCGACAACGCATCGTTCAGCCGTTGAGAGGCGCCGAACTTATCATAATAATCATTATATAGGGACATCTGGGCACGGTCAACGACCATGTCGAGTTCCGCAAATGTAAAGAATGCCCCCTGCTCTTTATTAATCCAGAACTGAAGGAATTTATAATCCGCATCGAGCGCCATGGACGAAATTACCCATGGGCATTATGAAGGGTGGGAAGAATTTTACTATTTCCCGACCGAAACCAACATCCTATGCGACACGGAATGCGACATCATCTTTGGCGAGGAGGTGGGATTGCTTGATGATGAAGAATTCATCGGTGTCGATGGTGTACCGTTGGGCGACGCCTGGTTTACAATAGATGATATCGCCAGAAGTTACGGGACCATTATTAATATGCCGCACGCGCATCTTATTGTTAGGTGTTTCAGCCGTCATGTACAGCGGTAGCACCAACCCCTCAGGGATGTCTCGGCTCTCTGACAGCAGATCACAAAAAATGTAGCCATTCAGCATGCGATAACCCTTCTCTGTTTTCACGGCGAAAACCTGTAGGATGTCCGCCAGCCAATACTCTTCGCCATCCAGGTGCAGCACATTCTTATGGATGGGCGTAGCCCGGTCCGGCTGTTCCCGGAACGCCTGCACGACATCATAACGCATCAGTATTTCATCTCCTGCGGCTGGTAGTTCCGAATATCCTTCGTAATCTGCACGATCAATAATGCTCAGACACGGTTCAATTACCCTTGCGCGCATCATAGCTTTTTCTTCTGCACGGAAGACGGTATCCTGGTAGAATGTAATTCCACTTGAGGTGGTCACCGTATCGTAATACTTATTCTCAATCTGTACGAGGATTTTATTCTGTGGAGGAATTATTTTTCGCATTTTGTTTTGTTGTATCACAAAACTAACTAAATTTGTTTTGCCTGTCTGTCATTTTATACTTCCAACTTTATGGGACCGTTACCACCCGCAGCGGGAATGCCGCCCAGTGGTCCTACTCGTCCAGAGGATTATCTTAACATCCGTGATGCGCTATCTGCTTTCGTTGGCAATGGGTATACGGATATGGGTAACACCGATGCACGGGCGTTATACTCCAGTTTGCGCGCACGCTTAGGGCCAGCCGTAGCGCAGAAAATGCTCATCCATCTCCAACAATTTAATCAGCGACCAGATGTGTTACAGAAGAGTCCTGAACAGCGTGTTCAGGCATTGTATGATATAGGCAGCAGAGATCCAGAAGTGGGTAATATTCTCGACCGGACCAAGATGGTAGCCCAGGGGCCTGTGCCTGGTTTTCGGGAAGCGCCTGAAGCATCCAGCATGCAGCTGGAGCACAGGAAGATGTATAACAAGGGACCTATTGGGGGCGCTGCCGCTCTTTCATCGATCAACAATGCCGCACTTTCTATTCGATGAACATCAGCCTGCAAGATATTGAAAGTGCCATCCGTCGCAACTTCCTGCTCGCGCCTGAAGGTGAAAGCTTATTGGAGACAGAGCCGGATACAGATCGACACGGAGAGGGTAATCAGTCAGCGCGATTGGTGTTTGTTGGCTGCGCAATCGAAAGGGGATTTGGTGCCAAAGAAGTCTGCGATTATCTGAACATTACAGGGAAAGATTTTTACGGGAAGTCGGTACGCTATAGGGAAATGTTACGCGCGGGGAGAGAGAAAGCTGCGCGCTTGCGAAGGGAGGGAGTTGTAGTGCGGGATATGATCGATAAGCATGACGGAGATCGTGATATGCGGATCTGTAGGAAGGTAATGCTGGTCAACAACTGCCTGGAGCTGTTGCTACATGCGAAATCGCTCGAACTCCGGCAGTCGCTTCCCTATTATGTGGATTAGGTAATAGGAAGCCATTTGTGCAAGAAATTCCTGAATTTCTAGATGCGGCTGATTTGTTATTAAGGCGAAATAGCGTGAAAATAAAGAGCCTTTGAACCAAAGGTAAATATCATAGCCCGCAATTTGAATCATTTCCGATTGCTTCCCGATCACATGAAGCGCCGGAGCAGGATCAAAGCCTTTGCTCACAATAGCAAAATAACCCGGCTCATCTGTTCTCAGGAGTGCTTCATATTGATATTCCGTTTCGCTGTCTATAAAAGAAAACGTTATATATGGAGGTAGTTTCATTAAACCAAGATACACCAAAAATAAAAACCATCGGTAATAAAATCCTGGTGCGCCCTGATCCCCCCAGGGAGATGACAGTGCGCGGCATCATCATACCCCTGGCCAATAACAACCCCCTGGAGGAGGGCACCGTTATCCTGGTATCGGAAGAGGTCGCGCCTTACCTCCAGCCTTGGGACCGCATCCTCTATCCTAAGGATACGGGGATCGAGCAGCACTACGATGGTATTCGCTACAAATTTCTTAACGGGCCTACCGCTACCACATTCAGCGACGTATGGGCCATTATTTAAAACAAAACATATGACAGTCAAAGCAAAATTTACCTGCAACGCCATCGTGCCTAGCCCGTACGCACCGGACAAAACAAGCACTATATTTTTTAATGCGGTGTATGGAAAGGAGGGGGAGAATGGCGACTACGCCAATGCAACACCTTACGGTCAATTATCAATGGGCATCGATAGTGGCACCAAGGCCGCTACCTTTTTCGAGATCGGCAAAAACTATTACCTGACATTCGAACAGGCTGGCGAATAATTAATAATCGTTTAAATATTAACAATGGCAAAATCAACCAGGGGCAAGAAAATAAAGCCCGTCCGTAAGGCACGCACGCCCCGGCAACCAAAATCAAATGCTAATGATGTCCAGCTCCGCCTGGAGCTGGTACGCACTTTCGGCTATCGGCATGATCAACAGAGTTCAGAAGCTTTGATCAATATGTGTTCAACAGTATACGACTACATCAAAACTGGCGTGGGACCCGCGCTTAATGTTCCGTCTAACGGCCCTTCGCTGGAAGTCAATCAGCCTCTCTCTCCTGATGAAGTTCACATCGCTGTGGACCCGCTGCCAGATCCGTTGAGGCCGGATCTGGCTCCGCACGTGAAGAAATCTCATTTTGAAGAAGATCGCATCCTGATGTAATGCGTATACTCGTTAAATATGCTTCACGTTCTCGCCCCGCACGTTTCCTCGAAGGACTGGACAGCATCCTTGATCTTGCTGCGAATACCAGTAAGATCAAGGTCCTGGCTATCCTGGATAAGGATGATGGTCTGGCCGATGAATATCGCGCCGGCCTTGACAACATCAAGTATGGCGATGTAGATTATGACTTCGGTTATTCGAAATCCAAGATAGATGCCATCAACCGTGTTACCCATGAACATCTGAAATGGGATATCCTGGTCAACTTCTCCGATGACATGCGCTTCACGGTGTACGGGTGGGATGAGCTGATCCGGGAGGGGTTTCGGTGCAATGGACCAGATAAGTTTCTTCATTACCCGGATAGCACGGCCAAGAACATGCTGGCTACCATGTCGATCATGGATCGCACTTACTTTGAACGGGATGGGTACATCTATCATCCAGCGTACAAGAGTTTGTGGTGTGACAACCATGCTCAAGATGTGGCAAAGTTACGCGGCTGTTATGTCTACATGGGCACGCAAATCTTCGATCATTTCCATCCTGCTTATGGTATGGCGCAATGGGATGCCCTTTATCAACTGGGCCAAAGCTTCTGGAATGAAGATGAAATCGTATATAGATATTTTCAATCTCATAATTTCTTTTTAGATGCAAATGGAAAAATGGAAATGGGTGAGGGGTTATACCGGTAGATATCAAGTAAGTAATCACGGTAGGATGAGATCATGGATTGCTGGTTCGCAGTGGGGGACTGTGAAATTAGCAAAACCAAAACCTTTGAAGTTAATATTAAAACCTGATGGGTACTTGTGTTGCACGTTGCATAAAAATCATATTCAACGGCCAACTTTAATTCATAGACTTGTGGCTAACGCATTTATTAAAAGAGCACGTGGTAAGAAATTCATTAACCATAAAGATGGGAATAAAGCCAACAACTTCTATAAAAATTTAGAGCGATGCACTTCAACCGAGAATAACCATCACGCATTGAAAACCGGTTTAGCTCGCAGAGCAGTAGGATCTGCCTGTGCAACTTCCGCTTTAAACGAAAAACAGGTTAAAAATATATTAAAATCCCCTCTTGGTCCAAGGGAACTTGGTAGATTATATAATGTATCGCATTCATCAATTTGTAACATCAGGTTAGGTAAAACCTGGAACTGCCTTACAGGATATCCTTGTACAAGAAAAAGAATATGTTTAAGTTAAGTATTCTCATACCCACCATCGAAGGCAGAGAGGCCTCATTCAATGAATTGTATATGCAAATCCAAAATGCAATATGGTATTTTGGTCTCACGGCCTCCGTTGAAGTGCTTTATTTGAAAGATGATAAGGAGATAACAATCGGAGAAAAAAGAGAGAAGCTGTATGCCATGGCGAGTGGTGAATATGCCTGGCAAATAGATGATGATGACAGCATTCCCTGGGAAGCTATTCCGAAAATATTAGAGGCCATTGAGATCGCGCCAGCTGATTGCATCACTTTTGAAGAAGCATGTACGATTGACGGGGTGCAGTCGCGCAGTAATTTCAGTATTCATTATCCGGACTGGGCAGATAATGTATTTGGCTATGATCATGTGCGAACTCCTTTCTTTAAGACACCTATTCTGACTAGTATCTGTAGGCAGGTGCCCGTGCCGCATGTGCGATTTGGTGAAGATCATTTATGGGCACAGGCTATTAAATCGCTTTTAAAATCTGAGACGCACATCCCGCTACCGCTGTACCATTACAACCACACCTCCAGCCCACACAACGAACGTTACGGCATCACAGAATAAATATTACAAGTTCATAAAAAATCTGAACTACTATTCAAAAACTTTCGTATAATTGTATGGAGTTACAAAACAAACCCCTGATCATTAGTGCTGGCATCGGCGGATGGTATGCCAAAGGAATTGACCGGCTAGAACGGTCCCTGATCTATCATGGCTATCCCGGCGATATGCTCTTCTGGAGGGATGAATATCCTCCAGGCTGTCCGTCCCTTACAGATAACCCATATGCTTTTAAGCCGTATGCTTTCGCAGAAGCCTTTCGGCGTGGTTACAAAGTTGTCCTCTGGCTCGACGCGAGCTTCTGGGCGATCACTAATCCTATGCCCGTCTTTGACTACATACAGGAGCATGGCTTGTATTTTTTCAAGTCAGGCTATTCGTTGGCACAGACAGCGACGGATAAGTTATTGGCTTTCGCTGAATATGAAAGAGAGGATTTGATAGAAGTACCGGAATTCGCAACCGGTGCAGTAGGCGTCAACTTTGATAATCCATATGGTAATCAATTTTGCAGCATGTGGATGGAGTATTGCAAAGAAGGCTTATTCGCGGGACATCGTGCGCATAATATCGAAGATAGTGCTCATCCGTTATTCCTACATGCGCGGCAGGATCAGAGTGCAGCCAGTGTGATCCTGCATATGATGGAGATCAAGACAGCTGGCGAGGATAGAGATTTTGTGGCTTACTATGGTACGCCATATAATGCGCAGCAATGTTTATTTTTTATTAATGGAATATAAGGAAGGCATATTCACCATGGGCCAATGTGGCATCATCATTACCAAAGAATTGGGCAAATGGCATCTTTCTATTAGCAGGACTGACAGGAGTCCTTCTTACGATGAGATTAAGAATGCTCGATATGCATTGTTACCTGACGACATCACCATGGCGCAACTATTTCCGCCTACCAAAGAATTTGTTAATATCCATCCCTATTGCCATCACCTTTTTGAAATTGAAAACGATAACCCTTCGCATGAATCAAACCGTAGTTAAAAGTAATGAATTTATTCTCCGCGTTATCGATGAAGGAGAGAGCATTCGCTATGAGCTGGCGAATCCCCATACCCGTCCTGGTAGTGACGGTGAATTCAGCGCAAGGGCTTTCACAGCAGCTTATGCCTTAATTGCCTTGGCAGGTAAAATCAAACGCATTAAAAAACCTATCGAAGATGATGAAAGCGATCCTGAGCTGCACGGCGGATGATCTGTATAGTTTCAATCTCCCTTTTGCGGTCTACAGCTGGTACAAGCTGGGGATTGATTGTATTGTATTTGTGCCGGTTGATGAATACAATGCAACAGATGGCGCAGTCTTGCGCCTGGGTTGGGCAATGGGTTGGTGCAGCATGATAGCGCCCAATACGCAATTTAAAAGATTCATTGCGCCTGCTGACAAGGTGGCCACTTACGCCCAATGCGCCCGACTGTATGCCGCCGCCATTCCTGACCTGGATGCAGACATCCTGATCACCAGCGATGCGGATATGTGTGTTTTTGACCATGGCTATTGGGATGAATTCGATTATGATGCCTGGGTAAATATCATCGGTGCTGATCTCGTGCCTGAAGGACAACTGCCGATGTGCTATATCGCAGCGCCGGTTGTTGGATGGCGCCATCTGATGAAGATCAACGGGAGGGGTTACCAGGATTGCCTGGATGATCTCCTGGGAAGCATAAAGGCAGAACATTTTAGGGGCAACTATTGGGGGAAAGACCAGGAGACGGCGTGGAGGCAAATTATCCTGGGCGATTTGCCTATTCAAACGCATCACCGTGCCCAGCGGGGCACCCAATTCGCTACCCGCCGCGCTGATCGGGATGGCTGGCAGGTGACACCGGATATTATAGATGCGCACCTCCCGCGTCCCGGACACACCGATGAAAACTTTGCCAAGATATTTTGGCTGTTCGAGGAAATGTATCCAGAAGAAGATCACATGTGGATGGAGCGCTACCGCGATGAATATCTGGAGCTGATGAAATGATTGCGCGAAGGGTATAGCCTCTTTGACACTTTCGTCGGAGCTGGCTCCGTTTTGTTTATGCGCGACTGGACGGCTCTCCGTCCGGCCACCGAAATCCCTGGTGGTCTATTTTGAAAATTATGTGCGATGCCTACCATAGCAGAAGTTGAACAAGCGCTCACATTGCTGAGCGAAAAGATTGATGAGATTATAGCGCGTATACACGCTGGCTATTTGGTATTGGAAGAAATGAAAAAACAGATGGAGATGATGAGGGAGAAGCTCAAAGAGCTGAAGATTATAAAAACAAATATTGAAAACCAAAATCAACACAAATCATGAAACTCTATCAATTCGCTATTATTTGGGAGCCCACCGAAAAGCAGATCAAAGATGAAGGTGCTAAGGCTAAGATCATCCAGGAAATTCGTTCTATCATGGCGAAGGATGAGCAATCTGTCCTCATGACCGCTGCTACACAGATCCCCCAGGAGTACCGGGAACAAGTTGATCAAATCAAAATTCCGGTGCGCCCTTTTTAGCACGGGAGGTCGGTCTAGCTGAATTGGTGCAGGGTGCTGTTAACCGATCAGCCAAGGCGCTCCCTAAAGCCGCGAACCTCGTTATGTCTGCCTTTAACGAAGAACTTTCTCATCCTACAGCCACCTATTACAGTGCTTCAAATATTCAATAATGCCACTCCCCCCTCCCAATGATACGCAATACATAGATGAGCACTGTGGGCTCGTCTATCCCTGGTTTTCAAAGCCTTTCCTGGATTTGCTCAGCACCTGGGAACTGAAAGATAAGCGCGTGTTTGAATACGGAGGGGGGCATAGTACAGACTGGTGGGAGCACTACGCAAAAGAAGTATGCACCGTGGAGTGCGATGCTTTATGGATTTTATATATGACTGATATCGCCCGTAAAGGGCGGCTGATTCATCGACCGGTGATTGATGGGGAAGTAGAGCTGAAGAGTAGGTATGTGAACGCCATTTACGAGTTCGATGGAGAGTTCGATATCATCGTGATCGACGGCTCTTATAGGGATGAATGTATCGCAGCTGCGCTGACGAAGATCAAGGATGGGGGCAATATTATCTGTGATAATTGGGATCAAGAAAGTGTTTGGGATAGCATTATGGGAGGGAGGTTGTTAGATCCTTGGAAGGCAAATCTATACATCGAACCCAGCCGTGCAGGAGATGCACGACCTTGGAAAACCGGATTCTGGCAGATATACAAAGATGAGAACAAGTTACTGGGCACGCATTTCTATAGCGCCAACTTCTTTTCTGTGCGGGATGCCTATGAATCCCATCGGCCTATGCTATGGATGGCGCTGGAGCACATCAAGCCGGGACTGGTGGTTGAGTTTGGTTGTGGGTATGGGAGTACGCCGCTGTTGGCAAGGTATTGTGAGATGCAGGATAGAAAGTTTATCAGTTTCGAAAGCAACGGCGAATGGGCCGATAAGTTTCCCACCTTGACCGGCTGGGTGACCTCTTATCTTTCGCTGCCTCCACAAATTGCTGCCCACAAAGCCGCCATCTTATTTATCGATAGTGCTCCAGGGGAAGAACGCGCCAAACTGTTGAAGCTCTATGCCAACGAAGCCACCGTCCTCATCGTACACGACACCGAGCCCGAAGCGGAGTACGTTTATCACCTCCAGGACGCACTTAACAGCTTCAAATACCGGTGCGATCTGCTGATCGATGGTTATCCTCAGACGACTGCTGTGAGCAACGTATATGACTTCGAACGTTGGAAGGGCGTCACCCTGGGGAAATTCAAATTTGTATGAGGTATGCTTATTTCTATATGTTTCTCGCGGGGCTAATGCTAACTTTTTCAGTTATCAATATAATTCGAGATGCATCTTGGATATTGCGTTTCTGCACTGGATTTTGTTTTGGATATTTTTTATCAAGCGCCATACTGAAATATCGTGATTACCGTCGTCAACAAAAAGACCCACATTAGAACACCGATGGACTTTTACATCGGCAGGGGCTCGCCCCTCGGCAATCCTTATACCCACATTAAGAATCGCATGACGCTGGCGCAATATTATACCGCGACGGCCTGGCAAGCCATCGAAAAATACAAGGCATGGCTCCTGACGCAGCTGTTGGATAAGCAGAGCGCCGCCTATATCGAGTTCCATCGGCTCGTGAAGATCGCCCAATCCCATGACATCTATCTTGTGTGCTATTGCGCCCCACGTCCTTGCCATGGTGACTTCATCAAAAAACTGATTGAAAATCTTTTATTCCCCACCGATGATACCCATCATGATCCTACATGACCCCCGCCTCCCTGACCACTATTGGGAGCGCTGCGTACGCGAGCTGGCGCGCCAGGGCATCGCCAACTATCAAATCCAGTTCCCTGTGCCATGCCCCGGAGAATGGCCTGTAGAACGTTGTATCAATGCCTCCCACAAGAACCTGGTTGCCTTGGCCAAGTTCCATAACCTCCCGGAGGCCTGCATCATGGAGAGCGATGTGTGGTTCCCGGCTGCGGATGGGTGGGCGTATTTTTTGCGGAACAAGCCAGAAGAGTTTGATTTGTATTTGGCAGGGACGTATGGGGCATTCAATAAAAATGGTTACGTTCCTTGGGGTGATCCCTATTACATGGTGGATCGCCCTTCCGGCTTCCATTGCTATATCATTCACTCCCGATACTACGATCAATTCCTGGCCACGCCCGATGAGCTGCACATCGATGATGCACAGACCAAGGGCGTTTATAAAGTCTGCTTTCCTTTCGCCGCGCTCCAGCACAAAGGCTGGAGCGCCAACAGCAAAAAAGAGGTGGATTATAATGGAGATTTACTAACTTGGCACAAAAATTATGTCTATGGTTGGTAAACTACTACTCATGCTGCTGCTGCCAATGGCCGCGTCAGCACAGCCGAATGGCCCCGCTATTGCAAAGGACTTCGATTACACCTTCTACACCCTGCACTCGGGGATACCGCAGGGGGATAAAGCCTTGCAATTATTACTTCCACGAAAGATAAAGAAGGAGGGGAACAAATTGTACCTCATGTCCCTAAACGATCTTACACTGGTGTCGGAGTTCACCATTGAATTTATGGGCATGCAAGCCGACAAGCCTACCGAGCTGGTTTACCAAAGCGATAAAATAATCATTCGTGTAAGTCCACTTTATGGCTGGATTCAAATCAACAAATCTATCTGGTATTGAATGCTAAGGACCGGCTTTTCGCCGGTCCTTCTTCAATAAATCCCCCGGACTGATCGCCGCCATCAAGTTGACGCACCTAACCAGGGAGACTACTTCATCCCGCTTCAATCGATAGGTATGCTTCAGCCAGCCTGTTTCCGTCGTTTTCGCCTCTCCCTTCTCTATAAGGCCTGCCTCTTTCAAAATTTGTAAATGATTCCATAACCGTGAATGGCTTATTTTTTTCATCCGAATGCGAATCTCCCTGGCGTTCATCGATGTTTGCTTTTCCAACGCTTCAATGATCGCAATGCGATCTCTGTTGTTCAAGGCGCCGAGGACGATCACCGCCCTTCCTAGCACCTTGACATTGATATCTGGTTGCATTTTGCAATTTTATGGTTAAATAATTAGCCTTTCTCTTTATGCATCTCTTGCAGCGTACGCTCCATCTCCTCTCGTTTCATGATCAATAGGAGCGCATCGCGCTTCGAATAATTAAGGAGCCAATGAAATATCTTTTCTGAACTTGGTTTTCGTAGTTCCTCCTCTGTAATGTAGCTTACTTCATCCAGCAAAGTTGTATCAGTTTTGGATAAAGTAGTGTTTATAAACGTACGCTCTTTCTCTCTTTTTCCTTTTTTTGAAGTAGCCATATGTGTGTGTTTTTAAATGTGATCTAACTATTATTTAATAGCCCCTGCACCCCACATCGAAGGGTAGCCTCCCGGCAGACCGTGCAGGGGTGGGTGTTACTTTTTACGGGGATATATTGGATTTAACTCCAACCGCTTGAAAAAATCGAATACATCGCTTTCATATCGCTGCCTGAAGATCACGCAATACCTGGGCTCCGAATAATCCATATCGATTTCTATGCGATGGATGATCTGCTTCTCTTCATCGAATAACCGTTTATAGATCAGCTCGTTTACTGTCATCACCTTAATGGTATTCTTTTTCCATACCATGTGTGTTTCATCACAGATGAGAGAATCCTTCACTCTCTCTTTATCTTGCGCCTTCGTGGCGACGGCAGCTGTCAATAACAGTGCCAATAGGATGTACCTTTTCATGTTGCACAAATTTAGTTGAGATAATAAAGATGCAGGTAATGTCTAAAGTCAGCATGATGGCCAGCAGCACCAGCCACCCATCTGACCACTTAACGGGTTTCATGGGATTATCTTGAAGATCCATAGCCTGAAAATCCCCTGCTCATGCCGCACCCTCCTCGTGATGGGCTGCAACTGAATAATACCGCTGACAGGGCTACGCCCCCGATGAACCATTTTAAACGTTTCATAATTCGCAATTTGATGAGTGCCTACACTCCCAGTCCATGGGTAACAGTGAAGTGGTGCAGGCATGGTGGTTATTTGTTTTTTACATACTGCACCATCTCGGCGACTTTGTTGAAGCGGATGTGATTGCCCTGTAGTTTTTCGATGGTGTTTTCTATAAGGTCATATACTTGGCTTTTCTCTGCCATAGTAATTCTCTCCAGTATGTATTCATCGTTAAGCGGCGCATAGCTTCCTAGAAGGCTATCGTCAGCATCTTTAATGGCGTCCATTACAATCTTTACGATGATCAGGTTCGCCAGTAGCTTGATTTGTCCTTTATTCATGGTGGGTTGTTTTGATTTAAGACTTTCTCGCGTATTCAATGATCTCTTTAACAGTTCCGCAGCGTACATCTTTGCCCAGCAGGTCCTGGCTGATGTCCGTTAGCTCATCATCGATGGCTTTTAACTCAGGGCGCGTAAGCCGTTTTTCCGCCCGCTCGATGAACAACTCAGACGGCTCATCATCTACTGCTTTATCCAGGAAATAAACGGCTAAAAGTCTGGCAGCAATTTTGATTTGTTTTTTGTTCATTATCGTTGATTTGGTTATCGTAACTCAGCGCTATCAAAATGATATACGCTATCATAAAAATGCAGACTGTCTCTTACAGAGTACACGTAGTAGGCGGCGATGATGCTGTCTCCCTGATAATTTACATAGCGCATGGCTATAGTACAATCCGTACCGGTGTGGTTAAATAATACACGCGCTGTTTTGC